GCACCTTTACCTCGTTCAGCAGCTTAACAATTGGCTTTCCCACCTTCTGCGCGATCAGCCCAACCGCGCTGACCAACGCCCCGGCGGTAATCAGCATCTCGTACCATTCCAAACCATCACCCCCCTTAAACACTGCCAATGGCAACCCAGGCCATCTGGCGGGTCGAGACGGTCGAAGAGCCGACGGCGGGGACATTTACCGTGAATTTTGTCGTTGTAACCGAATCTTTGAATACGGTACAAATTACGCCATTGAACGGCTGCCCGATAATCACAATCGGCTTTGCGGTGAACGTCGTCCCAAAATTGATGGTTGTATTCGTCTGGCCTGTGCTTTTGAAACTGATGGCGGACCAACCGCAGACGATTTTCTTGCCGCCCAGCAGCGTCGTTTCGGCTCTGTTTGCCAGGTCGTATGCTTTTTTTACGGCGCCGGGCGTCGCGGCAGTGCCGCCGGCGGTGTCGGAGGTACTGAGGATGGAGTCCGAGAGCTTGACGTGCCCATAGTTCGTCGATGTGCCCTTGCCGTAGGTCGTCACCGTGCTGGCATGATTAGTCGGGGCCTTTCCACCAACGGCGGCCTGTGCAGCCTCTGCCGCGCTCTGCGCGTCTGCGGCCGTCTGCGCCGCGTCCGTCGCAACCTGCCCCGCCTCATTGGCTAGGTCGTACGCGCTGCTCGCTGCGCTGGAAGCCTGACTTGCCAGATCATAGGCGGCCTTGACGGCGGCGGGGGTGGCTGCAGTACCGCCGGAGGCGGCTGATAATGTGGAATTTGTTGCGTCGGAAAGCTTGGAATGTCCATAGTAACTGCCCGTCGCCTTGCCGTAGGTTGTGGCGGAGCTGGCGTGGTCCGTCGGCGCTTTCCCGCTGACGGCGCTGCTCGCCGCTGCCGCCTCGCTTGCCGCGCTCTCCGCCGCCGCCTGCGCCGCCTCCGCCGCGTTCTGCGCCGCGCTCGCCGTGTCATAAGCCTTTTTCACAGCAATAGGCGTCGCCGCCGTTCCGTTGGACGCGCCAAGGGTGCTGTTGGCGGAATCCGAAAGCTTTACGTGCCCGTACTTGCTCCCGTCTCCCACTCCGTATGACGTCGCGGTGCTGGCGTGAGCCTTGGGAGCCTTGTCAGCGGCAGCGGAGGCCGCTGCTTCGGCCGCCGCCAATGCGTCAGCGGCAGTGCTCTGCGCCGCTTCGGCGGTGGCCTGCGCGCTGGCTGCGTCGGCGACAGCGTTTCCCGCGTCGGACAGTGCCTTGTTTGCAACGCCGGAAACAGATGCGGCAGCAGCAACACTGCTGCGGATTGCGGCATCGCCGTTTTTTACAGCCGACGTCAGCGTCTGCGTCTTTGGGCCGATGGTTATCCTCGTGCTTGCCGGATCTGCAAGGTCTGTCGTTTTGGCCGTGCAGAGCAGTTTCTTGTTGATACCGTGTGGCGTAGAGATAATGCGGACATAATCTCCGACATAGATAGGCTTCATG